GAAAAGATGTTGTTGATTTAGTTAGCGGAGATTTTTGAATGTTATAGAAGTCCATTCTTTGCATTCTCTGCAATTCAGTGGTATCGTTATATACAACAGTACCTAATGAATAAAGCTCTACTTCATCACCATAGGAATCTGTTGTTGGTAATGAAAAGTGAGCAGGTATTGTTCCTGCTACTGGTACATAGGTTGATGTACCAAATGTTTTAAATATAGATAGATGTTCATCTATGGCTGCAACCCTATCCGCATAATCTGTGTCAGATTGGGGAACCCTTAACTGCTGATTTAAAGAGTTAGTATAGTCACCAAATATTTCTAGCTGCACCTGAGTGGCAATTTTATTAAACTCATCTGGAGTTACATAGCCTCTTTCCTCCTTATTAAGGATTAGCAGCACAGTTTTATATACGGTATTTACATTTATTGCCATATTTTTATTTTGTTTTATTATATGGGTAGACCAACAGTTACGTTAGCCTACCCTTATAAATATAGTTACGTGTTATCCGAACTTTTTCTCTATGCTCGAATATACTTGCATCCCTTCATCAGTTTTAAACCAACGAGCTAGTGCAGAGTATGGGTGCTCTTCAAAAGGAACTGTCATAAGTTTCTTTCCATTTGATGCCCACATAAAGGTTTTTTGATCCGGAGATATAGATAATATTCCAGCTTCAACCGCTCTAATACCAAAGCTTCTAAGCTCTACATTTTCGTCATTTGCTAGACTTATAAATAAAGCAGGATTGCTTTTAGCAAGTAACATTAAGTCTCGCTTAAGCTCTTTACTTGTCATTTTATTAACAGCAGTTCCTAATTCAGTTCTAAGTATTGCCTCTGCGTGATCTACGTCTAATCCTTGTGCTAATACTAAGGCCTCTATTTCAAGGTTAATATCTTCTAACTCATCTACTGCAATTGCAACATCATCTTGCTCTCTATATGTACCACCTTTTTGTGGGTGATATAAAGAAAGCAGCTTTTGTAAATTTTGCTTAGCCTTTGGTACTAAAAGTACTCCATCTACAAACACAATATGAGCAACTGTTACATGTCCCTTTTGCTCATCTACAAAAGGAGAATTTTGATTTGTTGCATACCTTAGCTCTCTTTGTTGCCCCGTATCTTCATCAAAATATAGTAAAGGAAACCTTGAAGAATGCTTGCTACAAAGTGTAAAAGTTAGTGGTGACGTGCCGTTCGCTAGATAGTATCTTCTATCTTTAATCTCCCACTTAGGTTTTGAGTTTTTTACTTCAGCAATAGGAGCTTCTATTAAAGTCTCTTCTTGCATAATTTCTTGTTTAGGTGCCGCGCTTTTTGGGGCTACCTTTGATTTTTGGGCTTTTGTTGCCATAATAAAATATAATATAAAAATTAATAATAAGAGTAATAATTACCCCCATCTAAAAGACGGGGGTAACATTACAATAGTTAATACTAAACAGTCGCCGTAAACAATACGAAGTTGTTAGCAGCTTGAGTAACTAAACATCTTTCAGATAAGAAGTTAACTGTCATTGCATCTAAATCAGAAGTAGCAGCACCTCCAACAGATCCAGTAAGCCAAGACTTCATTCTTCTATCGTCAGCTTCAGAAGCTCTGTAACGTACGTGTAAGAATGGCCGTCTGATGTTAGTACCTAACATTTGGTCGTATACTGTGCTTGTTCCAGCAGGAACTAATACACCATCAATATCTTTAACTAAACCTCTTGTAGAAGCATCGTTTAAATATTTCCAGTCAGTCTTGTAGAAGTCATAAGAACCTCTTCTGAAACCGTCAAATCCTAAGTTTAATGCCATTTCCTCAGAGTTTTCAAATACACCGTAAGATGTACCACCCGCTCCGTAAGCATTTTGCGCAGCTAACATATCATCAAAATCTAAAGAAGTAGATCTGTTCAAGAATAACATATTCTCTTCAATTGCTCCTTGCTTATCAAGATTTTGTAGAATGAAATCAAAGTCTTGCAAAGCACTTCTGTTTCCAGCTCCTGGAGTTACATCACCACTTGCATAATTTTGGTATACATTACCTCTTGCTTTTACTGCGGCAAATAAACCTTCAGTACCAGCAGATGTAACTGTTGTATTCAATGCAGCGGCTACAGTTGATCCATTGCCAGCTAATTCACCTTCTACCATTGCCATTTCTAAGTAATCTTGGAAACGCAATCTTGTTTCTCCTTCAGACTTCAAGTACCATAGGTATCCTGATGTTCCGTCTTCAGCAGCAACTTCAACCCATCCAATTTGTGCAGCATCAGAACCACTAATTTCATAAGTGTCCTTAATAATAATTGGCTTGTTACTGTACTGCTGGAATGAGGCCTCTAAAGAACCTTGCATACCGGGTTTTCCTTTAGCAAACTCAGAGCCATAAACAAATAGATTTACAGCCTCATCTCCAAAAGTTACGTCGCCAGCAGCATTTGATGAAAACAATTGTTGAGTATAAGGCAATAAAGTAAAAGTTTGAGCTCCTGCATCCGCAACAGATACATATGCTTTCAAGGTTCTTAGTCCATCAGCACTAGATACTACTACTGTGTTTCCAACTCTTACTGAGTTTTCCAATGCAGTACCTAATGTTACAACCCCTGTAGCAGCCACGATAGATACCGTAGAGTTAGGAGTTACTGCATCATTTTTATATCCAATGTGTAATCTGTTTTGCTCAGACCATACAACTTGGTCAGAAGTCATTGGCATTTCAGCACCTACCATACGTAAAAACCCAGATAGAGTTCTGTTTCCGTACCGCTCTACCTCAGCTTCGTAAAGCTCTGGTAAGTATTGTTGTGCAAAGTTATTTGAATTTGCTCCAGTATCTGTGAAGTCTAAATAATTGCCTACTAAGGCAGTTTTTGTTGGTGTTGGCGTTAAGCTAAATTTTCCTAACGGGTCTATACCTGTTCCAAATTTTCCCATTTTGTTTTGTTTTTTTAATTGTTAAATTGTGATTTTTTAATTTTTAATCTTGAAGAATCCGCTCCGGTTACGGACTTAATCCTAATACCATTTACAAATACAGCATCACCAGCTGTTTGCCTCGGAGTGTTTGATATGTTCTTAGAACTATCTACAACATCCTTAACAGCGTCTGCTTTGCCTTGTTCATAAAAGTGATTAGCAATCTGATCCATATTTTGAGCAGCATACATTGCTTTGTGATAACCTTCGTGATTAATTATCTCGCCTTGTTCGTCGACAAACTTTTTGACAAAATTATCAATATTAGATTGTTGCTCAGCAACTTTACTTGGGTTATTAATACCATATCTAAATTTCTTTCCTCCGACTTCATATTCAAAACCTTTGAAATTGTCGTTTAAAAGATTAGATGTAGCTCTCTTAAACCTGTCGTGCTTCTGCTCGGTTAAGCTTGCTTCTTCGTTATATCGGTTGAAGAACTCCATTGCTTTTTGCTGCTCTTGGGTTACGCCTGGTCTTAACTTAATCTCATCGTAATATTTACCCTTTAAGTTTTCTAAAAAGCTTTTGGCTTCTGCAACTTCTTCTTTATACGCTAATTTTCTTTTGCGTATATCTCTTTCTTCGTCAATGTCTTCGTCATACGAGAAATTGTCTTCCAAAAGGAATTTTATTTCTTCATCGTTTAGATGAGGTTTACTTTTTTTATAGTACTCTTTCAAAAGCACATCATTATCCACGTTTGAGTAATCTGCATTAAGCCTAACATAGTCTTCTACATTTCCTCCCGTTTCTTCCATAAAGGCAACAAGCTTTTCAATGTTCTCAGGTAACGGCTTACCCGTAATTTTTTCATCCCTAATTGCTTCTTTTGCTTCCTTTACAACTTCTTTTACTTCTTTAGCTTCCTCTTCAGTTATTTCTTGGATGCCAGCAAACCCTTCATCTTGAACGGTGCTTTCCCCTGATGGTACTTCTGTATCCACTTCTTGTACAGTTTCGGCTGGTTTATCTGCAGCCACTGTTGTTGTTTCTTGCTCTTTATTGGCATTGTCTTTTGTTAAATCAACTTTAATAGGCTCTTTCTCAGCCTTATCTTTAGCAGGTAAATCTACTTTAATAGTTTCGGCTTGCTTATTAAGCTTTTTCATTTTAGGTTTACTTTTTATTTTAAAGTCACCTTCCTGTTCTACTTTTTCTGACATAATATAATATAATATAAATTAAAAAATTCTATCTAGGCCCGAACTTTTCTAACCCAAAGCCTCCTAATACATCATTACCTGAACTTTCAAAGTTTTTCGGCAATAAGTTGTTTTTTCTTTGGTCAATCATTTCGGATTGTTGTGTGCCTGTTATTTTTACACGCTGGTCTTTTCTGTCTTCTATTTCTTTTTCTCTTTCAGATTCAGACTTGATTCTTGCTTGGGCTAATTGCATGTTAAAGTTAAACTCTTCAGCCATAAGCTCTCTCTTAATTTGAGCTTCTGTTTGCATTCTTTGTATCTCAAATTGAGATTTAGCTTGCTCAAGACTTACTTTTTCTGCAGTCAATGCTTGCTGCTTTTGAACTTCCGACATTGCAGTCTGTTCTGCTAACTGTGCGTTAGCTTGTGCTTGTGCCTGTATGTTAGCTTGCTGCGCTTGTTGTGCAGCTGCTGCTTTTTCTTTTCTTCTAGTCTTTAATATTTCGTTTGCTAGTTGAAGATTTTTCACTTGCCTAATATCTATGGCATCTTCTAAATCAATACCACCTGATTGTAAAGCAACTTGTATGTTTTGCTCTAGTTGTGCTTTTTCTTCTTCATCTGGCTCTAACTCTAAGAATATACCGAAGTCATGTAGGTTAAGCTCCTTTATGCTATCCAACGTAGCAACATTAAAATGTGTTATACTATTCTTTAATGAATTTGCAGTTAAAGCGTATTCTAATGAATCAGCTATTCTTCTTGAAACGTTTTCGCACGTTCTAAGAGCCAAATAGCAGCTTGCTTGCAATATATGTCTGGTTGCTACATTAGATTGATTAGCGGCCATCTTTTGCAGCCCTACGAGTGCATCTTTAGCTGGAGCAGAACCATCTCTTGCTTCATTTAATCCCGTAACATCCCGTATCATTTGTAAATAGTATTGATAGGTTTGTATTAGCGATTGTATTTTTGCACCGCCGCTCGATGTCTGCAATTCTTGAATTGGCACCTTGCCCCTGTTCAATTCCCCATCTTGTGTCATAGACCTACCTAAAACACTACCGGTTTGGAAGTACATATTAAGTGCTTCAGCAGGATTATAGTTTGTTCCGTTTCCTAAATCAACTTCTGCTAAGCCGTCAACATCTAAGAATACTCCATCTGGAACCATTCTAGACATTACTTGCTGCAGCTTAAGATGAGTCAACTGAATCATATCAGCAAACCCAGTAATTCTATTTACTAGTGAATCAATTCTACCGTTATATATTCTAGGGGCACATATAACATAATTCATATCTACCTTAGTGGTATCTGCAAATGGCCTTGTCATATTCTCTGCAAGCTTCCATTCTAACATCTGATTATTGCCTAATACTTTTGCTCCACTATATAATACCTCTATGCTTCTTGATACTCTTTTAAACGTATCGTTTTCTGGTGGATTAAAGCTATCTGTTTTTTGTATTGCTTTTTCTAACCCATTTGCACTTTGCTTTATTTTAAATACTTGATTGTTGTATGTCTTGTATTCAAAATATAATATTTGTACTGTATTTTCATCATACCCTTGCCAGCCTGTAATATAGTTTCTATTGCCAGGCATTTCTTCAATACGCTTAAGTTCTTCCTGTGGTATGTTTGGAAATTGCTTTTTAAGTTCTGGTATTGACACTGATTTTACTTCGCCAACATAGTATATGTCTTCAAAGTTTGGATCATCAGTGTAAGAGTAAACCATATTAGCTGGATCACAGTATTCTGTAACAACGCCATTCGCTTTGTTCCAAGTTGTTTTTACTGCACCTATACCTAATACAGTCAAATCGTAATTGTATCTTTTCCTAACCTCGTTAAACTTGTTTTTAGCAAGTACTTGGTTTATAACTTCTTCCTCTGCTATCTCTATTGATTGCTTGTAATCAAGCTGCATATGAGTAGCCAATTCTTCTGGTGTATCAGGAAGCTTGTCAGGGTTATCTGTGTTAAACGCATCAATTCCTGTTTGCTCTTTAAGCTTAAGTAGCTGCTCTTTCATTATGATGTCTTGTAACATCTTTTCAGCATAGTCAGTCCTTTTCTTCGTAGAGCCAGGATCTTGGGCATAAGCTTTTATTTCGTACTCCTTTTCTGTAATGCCATTAGATACTATATCTACAAACTTTGAAATAACTGGAACTGGTTTCCAATCAAGGTTTAAGTAAGATAAGTCACCGTTTATTGCTAACTCATCTTTATATTTTTGTACGGGCTGTTCGCCTCTTGCATATAACCTAAGCGTGTGGAAGTGATTGTAATTTGTAGCAAATCTATTGCCAACTCCTCCTTGTTGAAACCACTCCGCTTCAATTGCTCTACCAACCTGAACGCCATATTCATAGCTTGATTTTTCCTCATCACTAACAACTTGGCTAGGGAATACACTGTTTGGATTTGCGCCTACGTTCATTTAATTTATTATTTTTGAATAACTTCCAGAATTGTCATATCTTTTCATTCCTAGATTTATATTTTTTCTTACTACTTTATTTATTGGCGCATAACGGTTTCTGTTACAAGCCATAATGGCCAAGCCAGAGCTAATAGAAGCATCATGCTTTGTTCTATTATTTATATTAAATCTTGCCCAGTCTTCTAACGTTCTTTGAAAGTAAACGTCCCCCATTTCATCATCACCTAAAATTCCAACAAGTTCCTCTATATATGTTTCTATTGCAGCAGCATGTGCCTGCATAATGTCTTGACTTGAGTTAGGTATACCACCTATTTCTCTTTCTGTAACTGATAACTTGTTATACGCTTTATCTGGTCTATTCATTGAATACCCTCTATAGCCTCTATTTTTAAAATGGTATAATAGTCTAGGCTTATTATTCTCTGCTAATATTGGCATACCATAAAATACGCAAGCCATTAATACATCCTCAAAAAACATTTCTGCCGTTTGAGGCCTAGCAATATATTCTAAAAAGAAATGATTAGCAGGAGCTTCTTCCATACTAAACTTTGTTAGCCCATGCAAAGCACCATTAGAGCCTCTACTATCTACTGTCCCTGATATATCGTAACTATCACACCCAAACGCTCCTAAGTGTTCATTACCCGGATAATTTGTTCCGTGCTTAGATATAATCCTATTTTGTAAACTAATAGGAGGTATCCATGAAACATGAAACCTTCCGTCTTTATTTGGCATAAACATCACTTTAGTGTCTTTAATGCCATTTTCCCATTGAAAGTTTCCCCTTGTAACTAATGTACTTGCAGCCATAGATTCATTGTGGTCTATTTGCTGGTATATTTTTGTTAGATTAAACAGAGACTCCTTCGCTTCATCTCTAAAAGCGTGCTGTTCTGTTCTCGGAAACTGCCTATAAAATTCATTCAATCCATCTTGGTCGTTTTTAAGACCATCTACTTCGTTTTCCCAAAACTCAATAACGCCCTGTTTAATAGGTATACCATAAGGGTCCTCTACTTTGTCTTCTGGTTTATCGAATACAGGTAGCCCATAAGAATCGATGTATCCTTCGTAGTTCCATTCCATAGGTATGAACAAAGAATATAATCCTGAGCTAGTCTGTCCATTGCTGTTCCTTCTTGTAACGTCTGACGCATAATATAATTTTTTAAAATTATCTCCTCCCTTGTCTAAAGCATTTGATGTTGAACCCATCATGCACTTCCCTATTATCCTGCTACCCAATCTAAGACAGGTCTTTGTAACTCTCCAGTTATTTAGTATATTATTAGGTTTCTCCCATTTGCCGGATTCGTCGTGTACAAGTAGTTTTAATTTTTCTCCATCATAGGAGTTATCACCTGTATTTTTCCAGTCAATCGTAGTATCCAGCCCTTTGAGATCTTCCGGGTTCTCATTAGCATCAAGTTTCCTCCTTGTAAGCTTTGAGGCCGGTATTCTATATGCAAGCTCTGTCTTTGGCCTGTCCATACCATCTTGTATGGGCTTAAAGAAGAACGGGTAATTAACCGAGATTGGTACAACCTTGTCGGTAAACATTTTCTTTGCATCAGGTCCTGATTTCGAAAGTATCCCGTATCTGGAATCAACTGATATTGTGGCAAGGTTAACTGTCTCTCCTGAAGACATAAAGGAGAATCCACTCCGTCTATTTTTAAGATAGCACATTCCGAATGATCTGTAATCTGCTTTGCAGGCTTCCCAGAATATATAGAATAATCTGTTTGATTCTCTAAAATCGGGTGGCCCAACATCAATCTTTGACCATTGCAGGTACATATAATGAGTGCCAGTAATGTAAGTAGGATTACCCTTATTATTAAACCAAAATCCCTGTTCTCTTCTTTCAAATTCTTTCTCAATATAATCGTACCATTGTTCTTTGAAATCTTCAGGATACTCCTTCCAATCAAAAATTGTTTTTATTCTACTTAATTCTTTTGGGTACTCGGTATGGGACCACTTCTTGTCTTTAAAGTTGTGAGTTTCAAACTCAGCAGGTAAGGCTATCTTAAGATTTTGTATTTCATAAATCTCTCCTATCTTACCCGTTTTACTTATGATTACCATATCATGGTCTTCATCATACCCGTACTTCCAGGTCTTGTGCCTGTTTTTCTTTTTGAGTGTAGATGCTTTGATGTAGTTATCCAGAACCTTGTATAAAGTTTGTTCGTACATACTAGTTAAATTTAGCCCTACCCTCAGCAAATCCTTTGAACTCGCTTTTCTTTTTATTTTCGTCTTTAGGCTTATCGTCTAAAAGTTCTTCTTCTTGTTCAATTCTATTTAGAATTTCAAAGGCATCGAATATTGCTAGCTTTTTAGTTGCCGCGGCATTCTTTAATTTGTCTGCTGTTAAGTCATCATCCGAGTCCACAATAGCCTCCTTAGCCACTTTTATTAACTCTTCAACAGCTCTTTGCCCAGCTTGGATTATATTCTTCTTCGTTTCCTTTACGTTCATGCTTCGCAACAATATTAATTAATTTCATACAATATAATAGTTCGCCATCAATGATAAACTCAAATTCTGACGTTGGTCTAAAAGACACTAAGTCCTCTTCATTTATTCCAAGGTCAACCAAACCTTTGTTACCAAACTTTAATATTCCTATAAGTGGCTTTTCTTTATCTAAAGAAAAAACATCTTGGCTTACTAAAGGTTTTACAAAACAATAATCAAGGTGAGTCTTATTTGCTCCATACATATATATCTGATCAGGTGAGCAAGCATACATATCTTCTTTAATAAAACTTCTACTGTTTTTTTCGTTTCCTCTAATGTCATAGAATCTTCTAAATACATTGTGATGCACTATGACTTTATCCCCAACTTTTATTTTAGTATTTACAGCTAGCGGCAAGGCTACTACTTCAGCAACTTTGCTTACACTTTTAAACTCTTCAATTCTTGTATTAACTATGAGGTCAACCTCATCAACCTTTACAGTATTATTGTATCGACCCTTTATGGGTTTTACGATAAAATCGTGAATACTTTTCATTAATACTGCAAGTCGTACTCAACTGAAATAGCCATATTGCTATTAAACTTTTTCCAAGGTAAGATCTCATCACCTTTCTTTATGTAGATGTTGTAAGAACTATCTTTCTCGTCAAAAAGAATATTAGATATTTCATGACCGCCATACACTTGTTGTCCTATAGAATAGTGCATTGCATCATTTTTGTAATCAGATCCTATACTGATTTTTCTTACAACACTACTCATTACTTAGTCTCCTCTTCCTCAACGGCGGTATAAGTACCATCATCAAGATTAATGTTTACACGCCCATACTTTTCTTCAAGCTTGGTTTTGGTTTCTTCAACTTCTTGATTTACATCAAGCATCACACCCATAACCTCGTGCTTTCTAAGTTCTAGTGTTCCAATGTCTTGTTTAATCTGAGCAATTTTTGTTTGCTGCTCTCTGATGAGCTCTAGCTCTTCATCTGTTATTCTCATTATATTAAATTTAATTTTATTACTTACTTCTTATTATCACTCACTTTTTACTGTTTTTCTGCACTGCTACCATAGTAGTATGCGAAGATGTTACTAATAACAACTCCTTCAACCATACCCATTAGATGTACAAAGAGTTCATTGTGTAAAACACCCTCTTCATAAACTACCGCATAAATTATAAAAAGGAAAGAAACCAAACCTACGATTCCAGTAAGCATCATCATTATGTCTTTGCTTCCTGTCTTCTTTACTTCAACTTCTCTACTTCTTGCTGAATCTCTGTCTTTAAACTCTAGCTCGTACATCTCTTTTGTTTTTGCTAGCGCCACTTTCTTGTCTTCAGGCTTAATTTTTTCGTCTTTTTCAATGAGATTTTTTACCACACCTAATACGCCTGCATCTGGCAATAAGTCCCCAGCTATATCTAATATATGTGGAGCCGTATTACCTAAAAATGCGCCTAGCTTTGTGTCCTTAAATTTTTTAGACATTGTATTTTGTATCTTTATATTTGGTCTTAGACTTTTTATACGCTTCTTTCTCCCAAGGCGAATTAGCAGGACTAGCCATAGCTATTTTAGGATTGTTTTTTGAATACTTTTTGCCTTTCCAATAAATGTTATTTTCGTCGTAATCTAAGTCACCTCGTGACATTTGATTAATATGAACGGCCTCGTGTCTAATAACTTCTTTATGAAACCTAGGTTCTAGCTTCTCATTTATTATGATAGTGCCGTTGTTATTACTTTGCCCAAGAACACCAGGCCCCAAGTCTGCTTCATAGACTGGGGTAGGTTCGTTCTTATATGGTGGGTTAGATAACTTAAACCCCATATTACATATCGCCTTTTTTCATGGCGCTCTTCTCTCTATCCATAACTGGCATGTACTTAAGGTCTGCACTCATTTTAAGTCCACTGTTGCCTTTCATATGTTTGCCAATACAGCTACCACACTGCATAATGCCACTTTTTGACATTTTACCATTGCCCATTGATGTTCCAGCCATATTAATCATACTGCTAATATCGTAGTCTAGTCTTTTCTTACCAGCTGCTGAAGCATTTTTCTTATCTTTTTCGTCAGCCGCTACTCTTATCATTTTAGCTTTTGCTGAATTGTTGTACTTTTTTCCCATAACTTTTATTTACTTATTTATTATTAACAATTCCATCTTCTTCTTGCGGCTCTACCACGTTCACTTTTCCAGCTTTTAGACCTAGCACAGAATGCTTTCCTACGTTTAGCTGCCTTACCTCCTGGTTTTAGTTTAGAAGGATCTTTAGTTACAGCAGTTTGTAGTTTACTTCCAGGATTATCTCTTTTATATTTTTCAACACCTTTTTTAGTCATACCACCGCCCGCAGCGGCACCTGTTCCAGTTTTGTTTGCTTTATTATAATACCCTAAAGATTTCTTTTTTGATGGAGCCGGTGGTTTGCTTTTTGCAAATAACGGACTCGATGGTTGTGTATACGCCATTATATTATTTTATATCGTGTTCTGCCGTGCTCTTTATAAGCCGCTAGGCACCTATTCCTGTTTGCTTTTGAAGATATGTAAGATACGTGCACCCAATCTGGGTTATCCTCGTCTCCAAATTCCCATATCATCTGATCGAAGTCTAAGTTCTCTTTTATGAACTCATACATTTCAGCATTAGTTGCATAACCGTATGAATCGTCTAAATCCATAGCTTGCCCTTTGCAATGCTGAGACGTTGTGCTACCTCCAACAGATTTGTTTAATTCAGGAGAACGAAAGAAGCTATTGATCCGTATAGGACCTCCTACGTGCTTTCTAAGGGGCTCAAATATCTTTTCTGATAAAATACCCATACATTTAATTTGGGCTTCATCAGGGGTGTTATTTAAGTTCATTCGTGCAGCTGTTGCACTTCTTGTAGCTTCTTTATAAGATACGTGTTTACTTATCTTATCCATTGCTCTTACTTTTTCTTTTTAGCTTTTGCTTTTAAGATTGCTGCCTTTAATGCTGGAGGCAATTTATCTAACTTTTTATTAGCTACTGCTTTTGTAGCTTTTTTTGCACCTGCTTTTGCACCTGCTTTTGCACCTGCTTTTGCACCTTTCTTTACTGCTTTCTTATATGGCATAATATTATTTTTTACTGTGTTTTTTATATTTTTTTGCAATTGAGATCCATTTAAAAGTAGTGTACCCTATGGTTACTAATAATAAAAGTATCTTAAGTATTACTTCAATGTCCGACATAGTTACCATCATTACCATTAGGTTGGCTACATATAACTTCAAGTCTCCTATTCCCATTAGTTCATACCCATTCCATCCTTGCCTTTAGCAATCTTTGAGATTGGGCCCGGGATATATTCTGGCATATTCTTAGCTAATAGCTGAATGCCTTTACACCCACTACTAGATCCATAGCCTCTTGGCTGGTTATCCATATTTAATGGGCCTGCCCATACTGCATCAGATCCTTGAGCTGAGCTGTACATTCTTTTTGTTTTTACCATTTTTTTACTTTTCATAGCTTTTATTTATACTAGCCCCCTGTCACTTGTAGTGCCAAAAATATTATTAGCTGCAAGTTGGGTTCGTGGTGAAAAATTTGTATTAGTTGCTTGTACTAGTGGATCAACAGTAGGGACCATAGGCGCTATTGGTGGAATTGCAATCTCTGAGTTTGCTTCGCCCTGTACGGCTTTTGCCATAGCATCTAGCCTGGCTTGCTCCATTTCAAGTTCATTCATAATAATTATTTATATTGATTTATCGTTGTTTACGTTTTTAATAGATTTTATAAGGACCTTATCAGAATATCTTTTACCCTTCATTATAACATTCCTTTTTTTACTGGTTGGAATGTCTTCTTCTCCTAACATTATACGGTATATCTTATTTATTAATTGCTTTCCTTTAAAAGAAACTTTATATACGTTACTTTTTGTTGTAGTTCTATTTCTTTTAGCAAATACGTTTATCCAGTCATTTGCTTTTAATCTTGCCCATCTTCTGTTGTCCCAACTATAAGAATAAGCTCCATCTATAAAATCAAGTCTGTTGAAAAGACCAATGCAGTCTAGATAAATTAATAATTCTAGATCTGCATCAGAAAGCCCATTGTTTCTGCAAGCCCACCGCCTGATAATGCGGTAATGCTTTAGTAGGCTTAAATTCTTTATATCATTGGCCTCCAAACGTTTCATAAAACAACAACAACATCAAATTCTTTAATAACCTTATATATCACTTTATCAATCTCCATATCAAACCCTGCGTGCCTGTCGTAGTAAATGGTATCACCATCTTGTACTCCTTCAACTAGTGTTCCTATGGTTTTTACTTTTGCTTCTCTATATCTTATGTCCTCTCTGTGGTTTTCTCCTAAGATTAAACCGCCTTTAGTGGATACTTCTTTTTCCTTTACAGGCTCTATCAACATATACTTCCCTACTGCCTTCATTATGCTCTTAAGTTATTAATTACACAATCAGTTGCAAGTATCGTATTAGCTACAGATGCCGCATTTTTTAATGCACTTTTAGTAACAAGTAGTGGGTCAATAATTCCTGCCTTAATCATATTAACTACTTCTCCTGTAACTACATTGTACCCACGTCCTTTTTTAGTAGGATATTCAAATTTATTGATATCAGCATTGGACATTATAACTTCAAATGGAGCTTGAATAGCCTTTAGAAGTATTTCTTCTCCTATGTTAAATGGGGTTACCTTATCACTTGCGTTAAGTAATGCAATTCCACCACCTGGAAGTATACCTTCTTTAATAGCAGCTTTAGTGGCACAGATAGAATCCTCTACTCTGTCAGCCTTCTCCTTTAACTCAACTTCTGAGTTAGCTCCTACTTTAACGACACCAACCTTACCTCCAAGTCTTGAAAGCCTTTTTTCAAGTAAGTGCTTCTTTCCGTTAATCTTTGTAGTCTTTAATTCTTTCTTAAGTTGCTTAATTAAGTCTTTAACGTCATCACTCATTCCATCTACTTGGATAATTGTTTCGTCAGATGTTGTTGTTGACTTTAAACACGTACCTAAGTGACTAACATCAATTAAGTCCATATCGTCTCCAAGGTCTTCATTTATAACTGTAGCTCCAGTTAATACTGCGAAGTCTTGTAGTGTTTGTTTTTTATTTATACCAAAATCAGGAGCATCAATAATATTTGCTTTGATATTTCCTTTTGATACATTCATTGAAATTGCTGTAACTAATTGTTCGTCAGCATCTCCAATAATTAATAGTTCTTTCTTGTTTTTAATAACGTGTTCAAGAATGCTTTGAACCTTTCTTACGTTGGGTATCTTGCTCTCTACGATTAGCACAAGTGGGTTATTTAACTCACAAGCACCTTTCTCTTTGTTATTAATGAAGTGGTGGTTTTTTAATCCTTTATCCAACGAAGCTCCATCAACTATTTCAACCGATGTTTCCTCGTCATTGGATATTTCCATACTTACCACACCATTCTCACCAACGTCTTCAAAAGATTTAGCTATCATTGACCCTAAGTTAGAGTCGTTGTTAGAAGATATTGTAGCAACCTGCTTTAGCATATCACCACTAACTTTAACTGATTCGCCCTCTAAGTACTTAACGACCTTTTCGACTGCTGAGTTAATACCATCTCTGATTTCTCTTGAGTTGTAGTTTTCTGTTGCAAATGCCTCTTTTAATATAGAGTGTGCTAGTACCGTAGCAGTTGTTGTTCCGTCTCCTGCTTCCTTAACGGTTTGCCTAGCTGCTTCCTTTAGAAGCGTAGCACCCATATTTTCAACAGGGTCTAGTAGCGTAATTGAGTTAGCTACCGTTACCCCATCCTTTGTGATTAGTGGTTTGCCAGATGAGTCCTCAAGCATAACACACTTACCGCTTGCTCCTAGCGTGGAGCTTACTGCCTTGGTTAATTTTGATACACCTTCAAACACTTTATTTTTACCTTCGTCTCCGAAGTTTAGATTCTTAACGATTTCGTTAGACATAATTATATTGAATTAGATTAAATTAAATTGTTACCCCTTTGACCTGGAGTTAAGGTTTACTATGCTCCTAATGCTACGTTTACCCAAACTGCGTTATCTTCACCAACTCCAGTTTCTGAAGATATGCATAAGTACAGTACGGCTTCAGAGTTTTCATCAGTAGTGAATACCATATCTCCTTTTACTCCAGCTTCTGACGTTGGAGCGTCGGCTACAATTTTGCCAAATCCTGCGATATCATTGATTGTTACACCTTGGTTGTTTGTTCTTGCGTTCTTTGGTTGTAGGTCTGTTCCACTATTGAAACCACTAAATACCGTGTCTAAGTTAATTACTTCGTTTGCCATTTTAATTTTTGTTTGTTATTGTTGTTATATATAGTTACTTATTTTTTTACTTTTTTACTTTACTCTTTGCAACGTGCAGCATTCTTTCTTCTAATTTAGACACCCTTATTGTTAGCTCAAGTATAGTTTGATTAGCTTCTTTCAGCTCATCTTCTAGTTCTTCTATTCTTTTTTGCTTGTAGCTGCTATGGCTTGAGGATACAGAGTGGTTGATGTCCATCTTCTTTTTTACGATGCCCCAAATCTCTTTAATCCCAAGCGCCCCAGCTAAACCACCTACTACCAATATAAGGCTATCGCTATCCATATGCTTTCGTGTCTTTTGTCTATTTGTTTGTCAAGGATTACTTGAAACTTCCCTTACTTTATTACAAGTAAACTTAATTGATTACAAATATACAAACTATGTAAACTTATATATCTACAAATAAATTTAATTTTAACCCTTACTTTGTTACAAATAAATTTAATTTTAACCCTTACTTTGTTACTTTATTACTCTACGTCTAGGTCTGGCTGATGAGGTAATTCCGAAACCGTTGGCAGCGATGTTGGATACCTATCGTTAACGGGCATATAATTAAACCCATCAATTTCAATAGGCTCTCCCCATCTAATTGTTCCGCCTGTGTAATTTTCACCCGCTGTTACTTCAGCGTCATACGCTAAACACTCTTGTTCTGTCCCTTTAATATACATTGTAATGTTCATTTATGTTAGTTTCAATTGCTGCTCTGCTTGCGCTTTGGTCTGAAGCAAAATGGATTGCTTCAAATATACCGCCATTCAAAGCTCCTGTTAAAGTTGTACTTCTTGCTCCTACACCCCAATACCAAGAACCTCCTCTAAGACCTGCATTACCTGTGGCAGCTTGCGAATCAATATAAGTTAGACCTGTTGAACCTGTAGTTATATGAGACATAAGAACTACGTCACTTAAAGCATAAGGCAATGTTTGGCTTCCATTTATTGAAGGCGATGCTTGATAATTTCTTACCCCTACGTCATCGGTTCCAGTTCCTACCGCAAAAGAAATACCATCTGCACCCGCTCCTAAACCATCAAAGTTGTCTGAAAATCTTACAAAAGTAGAATCTACAGTGTCGCCATAAGCTGCTGCAAAAGAAGTTCTACCACTAACCCCAAGAAAATCTCCTTGAATAGTAGCATTTAATACTTGTCCACCGCTAAATTTGGCTACAGGGAATCCACCTTTTGTCTCTAATATTCCATTATTAACTAATTTAGGTTGTTTTGAAGCTGTAATGTTTTCAATATCAATACCTTCTCCACTTTGGTCATACCATATCTGAACAAAAACATCATCAGAACCCGCAAAAGAAAGTAAAGAAGCTGTATCTAAACTGCCATCGTAAAGGAAACCTATATCTTGAACAAAAGTTTCCCCTTCCACTGTTTTCCTAGCCTTAATCGCAGCACCTGTATATTCACTATTTAATGCTCTTAATGAGTAGGCTGCCGCAGCATTAGGGTAATCGTCTAGTAGTCCTGTTTGACTTCCATCCCAATACATATTGTAATAGGAATTAATATTTGTTTCTATTCCTGCTTTGTTGGATGATTGCTCTGAACCCCACATTATAAATTCAGGAATAAAACCATTAAAAAATAAACTTGCACTCCCCCTTACAGCACCAATTCTCAACCCATTAAAAGCATTTGTTCCAAGATTTTGATTATTTACAATTTGTGTAGATGAGTCTATATACACATTTGATGTGCTACCATTGTGAAAAATACTGTATAAAATAAAATCGGTTGTAGCGGTATATGATGTAAGAATAAAAGAACCAAAGCCAATTCCTATCCTATTACTGATCGACTTGTATAATAACGATTGGTTTGTTGTAATAGAATCAAATATAACTTTTTCAGTACTGCCAATAGAATCAAATTTAGTAGGAATAAATATTGATTTTGGGTTTCCTGTTGTTACTGTACTTGCCTCAAAATAATCATTACTGCCATCAAATTGTAAATTTGGTTTACCATTCTGTTTTATCACACTCCCACTACTAACTATTTGCGGTTGATTTGATGCATTGATTTGCGTTGCGTCATTACCTGCACCACTTTGGTCGTACCAAGTAGTTACAAACCCATCTCCGCTACCTACAAAAGAAAGCAAAGAAGTTGTATCTAATTCATTACCTACAAAACCTATATCTTGCTCCGTGTTGTCTGAACTTCGTCTAACCTTAATTGAAGAATCTGTATATGCTGTACTTAGTTTTCTTAAAGAGTAAGCTGCCGCAGAGTCAGGGTATAAATCCAACAATAAGGTTGATGCAGCTGCCCCTCCTCCCCTAATACTATTGTAGAGGGATATTGCCGATGCTGATATAAACGGCATTACTTATACCCAATTATTGAACCCGAAGTCATAGTAATTTCTGTAAATATCTCTCCACTTGGTGCTGTAAGTAAAGCACCTTGTTTTAAGGTTACAGAAGCTCCTAATCCCATAGTAGTAGTGTAGTCTGTAAGGACGTACCCAGTAGTACCTATCAATGATGCGTCCCCTCCTTTTATTGCAGTTATAACCGTGTCTTCTTGGACTATAAATGCGTAGATTCTTAAACCAGTAGCTGTTGCTGGTATGTACTGACTACCGAATATTCCTGTTAATCTATCTGGGGCTATGCCCTTACTTGTACTTGCCATCTTATTTGTTTTTTTGTTTTATTTATTTTATGCTAAGTCTCCGTATATTACATAATTATCACTAGCTATTTTCTTAAGTGTAGCTTGGCCATATGCTGCTTGTATTGTAACATCAGCAGTATCACCGTTTAAGACTCCTCCGCTTGGTGCAGATATAGTAGTACTACCATCAGAGTTTATTAAATTAATCTCTGTTCCAATAGGATACGCAATGTTGTCCGTTATAGTCACCTCTGTGGCTGCGTTTGACAATATTAATGTTTTACCAAAGTATTCATCTGTTAGTATAACATTGGTATCAGATAAGTTTTCTACTGGGCTGTATCCTTGTATAGATACATTACCATCAATTCCTGTCACCTCAGTAACACCTGTATTAGAGATAGTAACTTCTCCCGTTA